GTGTGTGAGCAGTGGTGGGCACCAAGTTGTTGAATGGGTCGGTCATCGCAAGATAGTCGGCCTGGATCACAGCTGGTTGCCTATACGTGGTGACAGTGCCCTGCTTGTACAGCGGGGCAGTGGTGTTGGTCACTTCAAATCCCGCAGCGACTATACGCGCCGGCGCATTGCCGTACTGGGCCAGATGATCACTGGACATGTACAGGGGCGACCGGGGGAAGTCGGCGGAGTTGAGAAAGGTAGAGTCACCGGCGGGGCAAGCCTGGACGGTGAACATGCTGTAGGACGCCGTCTCGGTGGGCGGTCCGGAAGCTCTGACAGGGGGGCGAACCAAGTAGGTTGGCCAGCCGAGTTCGCTCGGGTGACAAATGTGGATTGAGCACCCGTTGGGGACATGAAAGGCATGAAAGCTACATGACAGTCCCAGTTAGCGACAGTACCAGTAGGAGCAGCAATAGTAGTCTGCTCGGTGACAACGTAACACACTGTGTTAACACCGCAAGAGTCTGGGTAACCGACGGCCTCGATGGGCTGGTCGGAGAAGGGGTCGGCAGCATTGATGATGTAACGGAGCCCGTCGGCAGTGAGCTGTTTCCCTGCAAGGAGGGAACGTAGCTTTGTGACTGCCGTACGCGGGATGCGAGATAACAGCTCATCAGTTGAGGACATGTGGGGATAAATCACGAGTAGTTAGAAAGGTTGAAAAACGTTTAAAACTTATCAGGGCGCCCTTCGACAGCGGGTGGTGCTTCGGCACACCAAGCGCAGCCTCACAAATGCTAATCAGGTCTTCGCGGGTGGGGTCGGATTCCCATGGCTTTGCCTTGTTGCCCGCGGAGGCCCGTTTGTCACCTATTTAGAGATCGGTGACGACCAGCCGCTGCAAGAGCGGGTGGTCCATCTTACTCACGAGAGTGGCTTGGGCCACATGGGCCTCAACGACGCGCACTTCGTCCCTCGACAGGCCATAAATGGCCTCGAAGAAGTCGAAGGTGGCGTCGACAGCCTGGTGCTCCTCCGCAGCGTGGGTGCGATGAGCCTCCCGAATGGGATGCACCTCCAAGTGGGAGGTGAGCTCAAGCACGCGGCGGATGAGGACTCGCAACACAGGAATGTGCGCGTAGTCCCTCTGACAACCCAGGGCGACAGCCCGAGCCCAGGAAGGAGCATTGTCGGCGGGAATGTCGTCGACGTGCCAGAACAATTTGGCAAGTGTGCGTCCCACCTTGGGACCGAGAACGAAGCCAGTAGACGTCGGCCAAAACCTGCCGCTGCAATACGTCATCTCGTGGATCGTGAGTGGAC